CTTAAGATCAACGGTCGTCAGATGCAGAGTCTAGATGACATGAGAGAAGCCGTCATCGCACAGATGGGTTACACCAAAGGTGACAGGCATAAAATCACAATGAAAAAGCTCGCTGAGAGCAAAAAAGAGATCAAAGCTAGGGTCGGAGAGTCACCCGACTTTGCCGATGGTATGGTGCTACGATTTGTTAGGACGCTATTAGACAGGATGCCTGAGCATGAAGTACCTGAACACGGAGATCGGTTTTTTGGGGAACGAGCGCGAGACATGTACCAAGGTGCAGGCTCCAGAGCCATTGACCTCCCAACAAGCGTACCTGACTACAGAATGGAGACCTACAATGACATGTACCGTTAAACAAATAACGACAGATGACCTAGATTTGGTGTTGTTGCGATTTATTGCCGACAACGCAGACAGGTTGAACAACCTCTATGGTGGTAGATTTGACTGGTATAACGGGTTTCCATTGAAACATGCTGTTGAGAATCATGTGGTTTTGGTGGCGTATCAAGACGAAGAACCAGTTGGAGTAATGTTCGCATATCTTGGTGACTGCATGTTTGACATGAATAAAACAGTGTTGAGACAAGAGTTATTGTTCGCAAAAAGTCCAAGGGTTACTGTAGCTCTTTTAAGATATTTCATTGACTTTGGTAAGCTGCGTGCCAACTATGTTATTGCATGTATAGGTAAACATACGAATTTCAAAACAACCTCTTTAGAGAAGTTAGGGTTTACCAAACTTGAAGAGTTATACATAATGGAGGTTTGACATGAGTAGTGGCGGTAGTTCTATACTAGACGCAACGTCTTCGAGTATGATTAAGAAAAAACAAGAAGACAAAGACCGGATTGCGAAACAAGAAGCTACCGAACGACAACTGTCATCTACAGCAGCACGTCAAAACGACATCGCACAAGGTGTAACCAGAACAGCACCCCCAGGGGTAAAGCCAGACACGACAGTAGGTACTGGTGGTATGTCAGCGACTGAGAGACAAATGTTCGTAGACTTTTTGGGGTTGTAAATGGCTGACAAAGCGTTTGTTGCAGGATATTCTAGACAAGATTTTGAGGTTTTACGGCAAGACGCAAAACAGGTCTTTGAAGAACGTAAAAATGACTGGACAGAGTGGTTACTTTGGACATTACCGCATCGTGCTAAACATCTTATCAATCCGAACAGTGACAGAGTAAACGGTTACCCGGTTGTAGATGGTACACACGTCCTTGCTCAGAGGTCGTTTGTAGCAGGGTTTTTAGAAGGTAACACTTCAGCATCTAGACCTTGGTTGAGATATTCCCATCCAGATCCAGATCGCAATCGCTTCCCTGCAAATCGTGAGTGGCTTGACCTTGCAACAAACCGTGTATTGAGTGTCTTGAGTAATTCAAACTTCTATCATCAAGCAGGTCAGTTCTATTATGACTACGGATCTGTAAACACTGGTTGCCACATCTTCAAAAGAATCGGTAGAGGTTTACATGTGTACACTCTCTTACCTGGATCTTATTACATCGTAAATAATGCTTTAAATGAGCCTGAGATGTTAATTCGTGAGTTCAGTATGCACTCACTAGCCTTAGTCAAACGCTACGGTACTAAGACCGCTGACGGCTCTTGGGATTGGTCGAAGTTCAGCTCAATGACTAAGAAGTTGTTTGAGAAGTCTGACACTACAGTTAAAATCGAATGTGTTGAGATATTCTGTCTAAACAAAGAGTTCACACTTGAGAAATCAATCGCTGGTAACAACCGTCGATGGGCGAATGTTACATACGAAACAGGTATGACGTTTGCTAATGGTTTTGCGCAGTATGTTAATGAACCAACTGCTAAAAATGTGACGAATTTAGAGGTTGGCTACTCTCGCAGAAGACCTTTTATTGTTGGCAAATCCCACGGTGATTCACCTTATGGTGAAAAAGGTCCTACAAGTGATGCCATTGGTTTGATTAGATCTGCCAATAAAAAAGCTATCAGTAAAGACGTGGCTTTGGAGAAAATGCTTGATCCTACTACTCAGGGTCCAGCGCATATTCGTAAATCATATCTAACCACACAAGCGCGTAAGCACATCCCTTTGGATGCTACAGCAATGGCTCAAGGTGGTTTGAGAACCATCTATGACATGAATCCTGCGGTGGCAACGCTATCTGCTGACGTGATTGATATTAGACAGCAGATTGAGCGGTTCTATTACGCAGACTTTCTTTTGTATTTATCAAACAACCCAAAGACCAGAACAGCAGAAGAAGTGCGTGAGATTGTGACTGAGAAACAATCGGTCATCGGTCCAAACTTACAGACTTTAAACTGGTCTTACAACATGCCAGTTGCTGAGTACATGCTGGACTTTGTGTTGAGTGAAGATCCGTATCTTCCACCTCCTCCAGAGGATTTGCAGGGTCAGTTTGTAAACACTGAGTTCACGTCTGTATTTGCACAGGTTCAAAAGGCTTTCGACTTACCACAGATTAACCAATTCGTTAGTCAGTGGACACAGATTGCGCAATTGAATCCTCAAGCATGGCAGAATATCAACTTGGATGTTTTAGCAAAGACCTATGAAGATCGCTATTACCTACCTGCGGGCTTAAACAATCCTCAGTCGTATGTTGAAGCACTTCGCAAGCAAGCAGCTGTGGAGCAACAACGCCAACAGATGATGGAAGCAATACCAGCAGCAGCAGGTGCTTCTAAAGACTTTGCACAAGCACAAGCAACACGTCAGGGTGGGGTATAGTGGAATTTAATCCATATAAAGAAGTCCAAGCAGAGATGAAGGAGCATGAAACTATGCTCCTAGACTTAGGTCTAGTTTTGAGCACTCCGCAAGGTCAGAATTTCGCAAAATATTTGATGAAACATTTCGGTGTAGGTGAGCTTCCAGCGATCAATATCCCAGACAAACTCAGGGACGAATATATTGGCTTTTTGAGAGCTGGACAGAGCATCTTCGAGATTGTTTCACAAGCTGACAATATCAAAGCGGGATTGCTTCTCGCTCAAATTCAAAAGGAGAAATATGAAAACGCGTTGGCAAATTCTAATGGACAGTAATAACGATACTGGTTCAGAATCTGGTTATGGGTCAGAAACTACGTCGTCTACAGAGACGACTAAGACAGTTGAAACAACGGGGGATACCAGCGTCGGTACCTCAAAAAATACGTCGGACAATGCGGGAACCACAGACAAAACCGCAGCCGATAAAACCACCACCGAAGACGTAACCGGATACACAGCTAAAACTGACGACAAAGGTGAAGCCAAGACGGCGGTCACGGACGATAAACCTTTGGTGTTGGATCTAAAAGGTCTTGCGGAAGACAGTATCAAAGATATCCACGAGTTTGCAAAAGCTCATGGTTTGACCAAAGAACAAACTCAAGGTCTAGTTGACAAACGCAAATCCGACGAAGACTCAAAGGTTGCAGCTACAGAGTCATACAAGGCTGCTGAGCTTGAAGTTTACAAAGATTGGGAGAACGAGTTGAAGACTGATACCGACTTTGGTGGGCAGAATTTCGACCACAGTGTTCACAATGTAAACAAATTAATCAGAGAAGAGCTTCCTGGGTTAAAAAACCTCTTGACAACATCAGGCAAAAGGCTGCCTCCTAGTCTTATGAAAGACTTAAACTCTGTTGCTCGTAAGTTATACAGTGAGACAGAGTTAGTACAAGGTGACAAAGGTTCTGCAAAGGACACTTGGCACCCAACAGATTTTTATAAAAGTAAACAGTAACTTTTACACGGAGGTTTTAAATGGCAGTTTTAGGTGTAGATTACCTAACACTCGGTGATGCCAAGAAGTTCTTGGAGCACTCAGTAGCAGACGTTGCGGAGATTCTTCGCAAAGCAGTACCAATTGTAAACGACATCCCTTATGTGGCGATGAACAAAAAAGTGAAACATTTGGTAGCACTTCGTTCAGACCTTCCTACAGTTTATTACCGCAAGGCCAATCAAGCTGTACCGGCTTCTAAAACTACTATCGAAGAACGTGAATTCGTAGCATCACACTTTGAATCTAAATCTGTAATGGATCAAAAGGTTGCTGAGTATGGTGGTAAAGACCGCGTTGGTGCGAATCGTTTGAACCAAGCTGAAGGTCACATTCAAGCTGCGGCTCATGAATTGGCTGACTTGATTCTTTACGGATCTCCTGAAGAAGATCACCGTCAAGTCCCAGGTATCTTCCACATTCTTTCAACTTTGAACCCTGCTGAACCTACATCAAATCAAATCATTGATGCTGGTGGCTTGGCTTCTGACAATGCTTCAATCTTGTTCGTTTCTTGGGGTCCTAAGAAAGTTTATGGTATCTTTGAAGAAGGTACTCAAGCTGGTCTTAAACGTACAGATCGCGGTCTAGTACAAATCCCAGGCACTACTGAATCTGGTGGCACTGGTTGGTACTGGGGCTTTGAAGAAGATTTCGAAGTTGAACATGGACTTTGCGTGGCAGACTATCGCGCACTAGCTCGTGTTGCTAACATCGACGTTCAAGATCTTAAAGTTCCAGCTGACGCTGCAAACTTGATGAAATTGATGACTCGCGCTCTTTATCGAATCCCCCCAATGCTTCGTCAACAAAAAGGCAAGGTCTACGTTAACTCTACGATCATGTCTTTCCTTGACGAACAAGCACAGGCTTTGGTCGGTGCTGGTGGTGGTTTGACTTACTCAAACTATCAAGGTGAGCAAGTATTGATGTTCCGTGGTTGGATGATCCAAGAGATGGACAACCTATTGAACACTGAAGCAAGAGTAGTAGCTTAATAAATATAGGTGGGGGTCTAAAAACCCTCACCATTTTTTGGAGGATTTTAAAATGAGATTTGACGTATTAGACCAAGTTTCAGTTCAACAAGTTCTTGCTGGTGCAGTAGCTCAGGTTTCTACACATTCAAAAAAGAAACCAGCAGCACAAGAT